CTACCAGACTGCGCTACACTCCGTACCGTCGATGGCGGGGAGATACACGCTTCCTTCCTGGGTCGCAACCGATAAATTTTGTTCTGTGCCAGGCATGATGAGCCCTGTTGTGAACATCAGCGCGGCTCAGAGGACAAAATAGCCGATGACGGCGGCGACAGGAACCGGAACGCCGACGAGCCATATCAAAAGCTCCCGGATCATGAACTGGCGATAATCGGACTGGGCCGCTTCACGCTGAGATATCGGGTCCTGCATATCTGAACTCCGGATTTCGTTGCCGAATTTGCCGACATTCGGGGAAGGGACCCGTCGCAAGTCGCTGCGGGGCGACCGCCCGCAACCTGAAACGGCGCTTCCTTCGGTTGGCTTCCAAACGTCGAAGCGTGTTCTTCGTTCCCATGAATCTGTTACAGGGATGCGAATGTCGCGTTCAATCGGATTGCGGCAAAAAAAACGGGCCGTCGGCGAAGCGCCGTACGGCCCGGCCGGTAGATGGTCGGACTGGGGGAATAGGTCGGCTTCAGAGCTTGGCGGCACCTGAGGCGAACCGTGTCATCGACACCAGCATGATGCCCGAAGTCGTCGTCGAGATTTGACATTCTCCGCAGAAAAATTGACAATTCGCGCATGCCGCATTCGCGAAAAATAACCCACGCGGAGGCTTATGCCTCCCGGCCGCCGCTCGAAATCCTAGTGGTGGTGCTTGGCGAATCCTCCTTGATGTCGCTGGCCTGCGTGCTCGATCCGATGCGCGCGGCAAACCGGGTTGCTGCGCAGAGCCTGTTTCACTGGACGATAAAATCTCCGGATGGTGCGCCCGCTCTTCTGACGGCGGGCATCGAGATTCCAGTCGATACTGCGTTCAGCGGCCGCGAGGCCGGGGACATGCTGATCGTCATTGGTGGTTTCAATCTGGACCGGCATGCGGGACGCGGGTTTCTCGCGCGGCTCCAGGCGGCGGCCCGGCGCTTTTCCCATGTCGCCGGCATCGAATCCGGTTGTTGGCTGCTGGCGCGGGCAGGTCTGGTGGATGGGCGCCCGGCGACGGCCCATTGGGAGGAACTGGAGGATTTCGCAGCCCGATTCCCGGATGTGCAGGTGCGTGCTGATCGCTTCGTCGCTGAGGGGCGGATGTGGACCTCGGGCGGGGCCTCGCCCACGTTCGACATGATGCTGCACATGATCCGCCGCAATTTCGGGGCAACGATCGCGCTCGATGTCGCCAGTATTTTCGTTTACGATGAAACCCATGCGGCAAGCGATGCGCAGCCCGCGGTTTCGCTGGGAAGGATGCAGCGCCAGGCGCCGGAACTTGCCGATGCGATCCGTCTCATGGAAAGAACCATCGACCGGCCGCTCTCCCTGGATGTCTTTGCCCGGCGACTCGGCCATTCCCGGCGCAAGCTCGACGTTCTCTTTTCCCAGGGCCTCCAGACGAGTCCTGGCCGTTATTATCTGCGCCTGCGACTGCAAGCTGCGCAACGGCTGATCGTCGATACGGACCTTCCGGTCAGCGAAGTCGCCTTGCGATCCGGCTTCGACAGCCTCTCGGCATTTTCCCGCAGTTTTCGGGGATATTACGGCGTAAGCCCGCTGAAGCTGCGGCTGGTGAAACAACGAATCCCGATCGACGGCCGTCCTGCTTGGTGATCTCACCATTTCGGAAGCTGCGGGATTTTTTAAGATCAGCTAAGTGCTTGATTTTGTGGTGAGCGCGCAGGGATTCGAACCCTGGACCTACTGATTAAAAGTCAGGTTTCGTAAAATTCCGCGTGTTTCCGCATGGTTCAGAAATCCTTGAATTTCAGTTGTTTATCGCCTATATCTCAGGCAATTGATGTTATCAAGTTTCCGGGTGTTTCATTTTTGGTGGCGACTCGGTGGCGACTGGAGGGCTGTTGCTTGCCTACGATCAAACTTACAAGAAAGTCGGTGGCTGCGATGGAGCCCTCTGATAAGTCCGTGATCTATTTCGATGAGACGGTTAAGGGCTTCGGTCTGAAGATTACGCCAAGCGGCGCGCGCTCGTGGGTACTGGAATATCGCCCGGGTGCCGGCGGGCGTGGTGTCGCGAAAAAGAGAGTAAAGCTTGGCTCTCCGGCAACGATGTCTCCTGAGGATGCCAGAGAAGCTGCCGTTAGAACCCTCGCGCGGGTCACATTGGGTGGTGACCCTGCCAGGGCGCGATCGGACGAGCGGGCGTCACTTAGTCTATCTGACGTAGTCGATTCGTTCTTGCGAGATCATGTTTCGTCGAAACGCAAACCGAAAACCTACGAAGAATACGCCATGGTAGCGGAGAAGCACATTAAGCCGGCAATCGGCAGCATGCGTGCTTCTATGGTTGCGCCTGCTGATGTCGCGCGGCTTCAGTCCGCTGTTGTGCGGGGGAAGCGCAGGAATGGAAATGAAGGAAAAACGATCGCGAACCGATCCTTGGCTGTACTTTCGGCTGCTTTCAACTGGGGCCAGAAAGCCGGCTTAGTGCCGGAGGGCCATAACCCGGTCAAAGCGGTAGAGCGGTTCAAGGAGAATAAGAAGGAGCGCTTCCTTACCGACGCGGAATTAATGGCGTTAGGCGAGGCATTGCATGAGGCCGAGACCATCGGCCTTTCCTACGAGGTTGATGCAACCAAGACGAAAGTTAGAAACGCCCCGAAGGCTGAAAATCGTCGGACTGTCTACAGCCCCCATGCCATTGCTGCGATCCGACTCCTGCTCCTAACTGGAGCGCGCCGGCGCGAGATTTTAGACCTAAGATGGAAAGACGTAGATCTCGATCGGGGGGTCTTGTTTCTTCCCGACTCGAAGACGGGGAAAAAGACGGTCGTGCTTTCGTCAGCGGCCATCTCGATTTTGGAGAACTTGCCGCGGTTGGGCGTTTATGTGATTGCGGGCAGCACCGCCGGAACGAAAGACGAGAAACCCCGATCTGACCTTAACAAGCCCTGGACAGCAGTGTTGCAACGCGCCGCTCTTTCAGACGTTCGACTGCACGATCTAAGGCACAGTTTCGCCAGCGTGGGAGTTGGTGGCAGCTTGGGTTTGCCGATCATCGGGAAACTGCTCGGCCACACGCAGGCCGCGACAACAGCTCGATATGCTCACCTAGATGTCGATCCTCTAAAGAAAGCCGCTGATACCATCGCAAATAAGATAACGGCGGCAATGGGAGGGACAAGAAGTGATGCATGACGAAGGTGAGGATCAACTGCCCGCTTGGGTCGATGTGCTTCAGCGCGGCCCTATCGCAGTCACCGAACACACCAGTGAAGAAGATCTAGCCGTGGAAATGGCCGAACGGCTGGATGCCCTTCTCCGGTCGCACAACGGCTTGCGGCCCACTGCCGAGGGCTGGCGACAGTTGGCGCTGGAACTCGCTCTAAAGTATGAGCCCCTATTCACGATCGAGACTCCCGTTGACCGCGACAGCATGGGCGGTCGACCTGTTGGCATGGGCAACTTCCTACTCCGCTCTCGGATGAAGGCAGAGATGCGAAAAGGTGCTTCGCAAGCCGAGGCGGCGCGGAGGATCGAAAAGGAATCGAAGGGAGAGACGAGCTTTAAAACCGCGAACAATTCGCTGTCCCGCAAGGGCCAGGCGCCGGACTTCATGCGACGATGGACTCACGAATGGAAAGCACAACGGGCGATCCTCGCCGCTGCTAAAAACCTGTCCCAAGAATGACCTAGTATTCTTGGGACGCCTGAAACCCCATCTTCCCTCCAGCAATAACTCGCAAGGAGGAAGAAGGATGGGAAAGAACGTGCGCGTACAAGAGGCTGCTCAATACCTAGGATTGTCAAAGTCTACTCTTGACAAACTTCGATGCTTCGGAGGCGGGCCACGATATTTCAAACTGGGGCGTCCCGTTGTCTATGACGTCGCTGACCTTGATTCGTGGATGGCTGAGCGCGCCCGCACGATCACTTGGGGAGACAATGACAACGGACAGGCGAGGGCGGCTGCGTGAGCGATTTCCGTATCGAATCAGACTCTCCGCTACTCGATCTCAGGGCTGGAGATAGCTTTGAGACGCGCGCAGTTCAGTGGCTGATGGCTGCGCACCGGCTTGTAGACCGCGCCATCGACGTCGACCGCCAAATAACCGGATATGGGGACGAAGTTTCGCTTCTTCTAACTAACCGGCAGGCCGACCACCTAGCGATGGGGTTAGCGCTACTAGCGACCCACTTCAGCAATGCTGGCCTGATGGCCAACCATAGGTGACCCCTGCGCGGCCCTTGCGCGTATTGCCGCAAAGGCCGCGACACCCCCAACCAACGACCACAGCCGACCGGCCCGAGCCGGCGAGGAGGACATTTGCGCTCATTTACATCTAAATCTAGGGGAGAACGACTTCGTGACGGAGAGATTCCAGACCGCCCAATCCGGGGTGCTGGCATTCGGATCGAATACCATGGCAACCGACCGGCAAACGTTTATCCCGTCGAGCAATCCATGGTGTTGAATATCGAGCAGCGCCGGATCGATGAGGCGAGGCGTCGGCGGATGTCACTGGTCGAATGGTGGAGCAACGAGCCTGCTCCATCGCATGCCTCCCGTCACATTGCGGATCTGTTCTCGCGCGATTCCGACATCATCGACTTCGCGATAACTGCGATGCGCGAAAAGATCCAGCGAGACGCCGGTTGATGAGGGTCACGGCCCTTCAACCCGTCGCCAATTCGGGCGGCGGGTCGGTCAAGGTGGTTGCCACCTTTGATCTGCAGCTGAACGACGACGTGCGTCTGTTCGGTCTCCGCTTGATGGAGGCGCCGGGCGGCAAGCGACTGATTTACGCAGCTAATGCTAACGGCGGTCGGAGGACGGCCACGTTCTCACCGTCATTGGCGACAGCGATCACCGCGTCAGCGCTAACCGAACTAGAGAGGCACGCGACCGCCGATGGCATCCACAAAAAAACAGCTTGAACCGACTGATGCGGCGGGCAACCTTTCGTCCGCGCTTGAGTACATCGCCGCTGGGGTGCCCGTTTTCCCCTGCAGAGCGCGCACTGAGACGGATCTGCACACCGGCGAGGTTTACGACCCAAAGAGCCCGCTCACCTCAAACGGGCTGTACGGAGCGAGTACCAACGAACGTATTGTTCGTGAATGGTGGAGACGCAACCCTGATGCATTGGTGGGCATCCCAACTGGAGCAAAAACAGGATTTTTTGCCCTGGACGTGGATGTGAAGGAGGGGAAGACCGGCGACATCAATCTAGCCGCGTTGGAGGCTGAGCACGTGCAGCTTCCGCAAACCGCCATCATCCAGACAGCAACTGGGGGATTCCACTACCTATTCCGGCACGTTGACGGCCTCACAACCGCAACCGGAGGGCTTCCAGAGCACATCGATATTCGTGCCCAAGGGGGATATATAATCGGCGCCGGCAGCACTTTCCCCGACGGCAGGCGATATAAATATCTTGGCGGTACGTCAGCCGAATTCATCGCCGCAATCGGCAGTATTGCGGAGCCCCCGGCCTGGCTAATTGACGTCATTCGCACGCCAAGGCACGGGGCGGTTTCTGGCTCTTTCGCCGCAATGCCTCGCAATGACTCCGTGTCGGCCGCTGAAGTCGAAGAACTGCTCTCGTACATCAGTCCAGACTGCGCCTATCAGGATTGGCTGAGCGTCCTCATGGCCGTTCACGAGGAACTTGGCGATGGCGGTCTCGCTATTGCGGACGCGTGGAGTGCTGGCGGTTCCAAATATCGAAAGGGAGATGTGTTTCGCCGATGGAAGACATTTAAGCCGGGAGGCGGGGTCGGTATGGGTTCGCTCACCGTTCTCGCCCGAGACGGTGGTGCTGATCTGTCGGGCATCGCGAGGAGGCATCGCGGATGTGAGAGGGACGGAACACGGTCAATCGACGCTGAAAAGCTTTCGGCATTCGTTGCCAGGGGGCTTGCCAAGAACCAGCACGACGCAAGTGCTCGGGTGGGCACCCTCCCTAGCAGTCGATCAGAAGCGGCGCAGGCATCCGGCTCATCCGAACCGGCCAATGACAACACTCCGCCCGCGCCGTCAAAGTTCTCGATTTTTGATTGGCCGAGCAGCCGATTTGTTGGTGAGCCCCCGGTGGTGAAAGAACTCGTTGAGGGTACTATCCCGCAGGCGGTTCCAGGCATGATCGCCGCGATGGGTGATACCGGGAAATCCTATGCAGCGCTTGAACTACATCGAAGGGTGTCTTTCGGCTCCTCCGCTTTTGATTCTCCCATCTTCGGGGGACGCGTTCTAGCTACCGGTACTTCCGTCCTGGTCACAAGCGAGGATGATTCCGGGGAGGTACATCGACGCCTTGCTGCATTGGATCGCCATGAACATCGCTTAACCGACGGCCAGAAGTTGCTTGTGGTGCCATTACCGTCAGCCGGCGGCCCGCGGGCATTTTGGCGTGAGGACAAGAAACTTGGCCTAATCGAGACCGATGACTGGAAGCGCCTCTGCGACGAACTTGTCAGCATCGAGGATCTGCGGCTAGTTACGCTCGACCCGCTTGCGAGCTTTGCGCACGTCCAGATCAACGAGGACCCGGCGGCAGGTGCATTTGTCTGTGCGTCTCTCGGTGCGCTGGCAGCTCAAACGCGGGCTTCGGTGTTGGTTTTGCACCATATGAAGAAGGTGGCAAAGCCGATCGAGAGCCTGGCGGATGCGCGCGAAGCAATCCGGGGCAGCACAGCGCTAGTCGACGGTTTGCGCTTGGCGTACGCACTTTGGCCTGCAGAGGAAAAGCGCGGTCGTGCGATCTGCAAAGATTTAGGGGTTGAATACGCAGCCAATAAAGTCGTCTTCGGGGGTGTCGTGAAAGCCAACGGCGCAGCCCGACGGATAGTCTCGACATACGTCCGAAACGACTTTGGCCTGTTGGTAGATCGGACCGTAGGAATCGGTGCGTCGGGCCTGCCGCAGGACGATCTCCTGGAGCAGCTCGTAGCCGCGATAGCGGCTGCCGCAGAAGCTGGACAGCCTCTTACTAAAACAGGCGCAACGGGCTTATTCGAAAATCGCGAACGCCTTGGGGAAGGCTTGAGCCAACTCTCGCGTCACAAAATTGAGGGGCTGGCGCAGCGACTAGTCGATAGTCAACGCGTGGTGAAATGCTTGGCTGGCGGCACGACGCCGAAGTGGCTGGACGTTCCGACAGGTCGCTTTGCAATGGGTCTGGGCGAGTTCCGGAAGGGTATGGCGCGCGGGTAGAGCGCGCCCTAAGAACGTTTCCAACGGTATCGGAAATGGCGGTTTCCATGGAAATGGGAACGGAAAATGTAACGTAAACAGTAGCTTAGCGTTTCCATCGCCAGCACTTCCAGCGGAAATGGAAACGCGTAACCAATTGAAAAATTTGAGATTTCCGGGTTTCCAGAGTTTGCCCCTCTTACAGAGGGGATGCATCTGGAAATGCAATCCCCCAGAGCAGAGGAGGAAGAATGCAGATGCCAAACGACTTTCAAACTCACCTTCGCGCGATCCCACACATAACCGAGGAGTCCGACGCAGAGACCTACTTGCGAGCTTTTGCCCGCATGACGGTGGATGAGGATGTCGATGAAGAATACGTTTTGGCTGCCGCGCAAGATGCCATCCGATTTGTCAGCCACGACGCATTTCGGCGCGGTTTTGAAGCTTGTCACGAAAATTGCGTCGTCCCCCAGCAGCAGAAAAGCGTCAGCCGCGAAGCGGCGATCATGGCGCTTCGGCAATACGGCGCCAGAGTTCGCCAGGGCATCGCCGCGCACTTCGAAGACGGACCTGGCATTCCGACTCGGATAAGCTTCGAAATCGACAACATGACCTTGCCGCCGACGAAGGGCCTGCTTCCATGAACTGGTCCGCGAGAGAACTGCGCCTTACGCGCGTTCAGGCCGATTATCTGACACGCGGATTTAGCTCGGTGCACCAGCGGGTGACCGACCGCACCGAGTTGATTCTCGAAAGCCGCCGTATGCTGCTGTGGAAGCGGCAATCTGATGGGACCTACGCGCGGTTACGCTCGCCGAAGGGTGATGCGGCACTTGCCAAATTTAATTCGAGGGAGAAAGCATGACAGAGCGCACCACTGCAGACCATCGCATAACAGTAGCAGCTTGGAGTGCGGCTGCCCCCCCTGACGACGCGGAAATTTTGGGTATGCCGTCGACCAAGCGCGCGAAGGAGAAGAAGCCTCGTCATCGAGATCTCTCCAAATTGTCCTCAATCATGGCCTTCCACCGACGGCCGGAGGGTGTTGCGGAGCAAGCGCCATCCGAACCACTGGCTCGCGAGCAGACCGCTCCGATGGGAACAAACTGGCGGGTAACCCCAGCCAATCACAACCGACGGCCAGAGGACTTCGCGAATGAGCGAGCGGTCGAATACGTTCCGTCCGTACCTGCAATCGAAACCGCGATGGCGACGGTCGAGATGAAGTATCGTCTGGAGCCGATGATGCGTCGTCAGGACGACGAGGGATGGGAACTACGCCGATCGAGCCGCGAGGTGCACGGCATCCCGGTGGCGGGCGACATTCTGCATGGCGTGCATGTCGACGATGACGGCAAGGAGCATAAGGTTATCACCCGCATAGGCCGACTTAGGTTTAGTGATGGCACGCAGACTGAACGGGGCTACAAGTTATCTTTTGGGAAGGTCGTCGAGGCGCAAATCGTTCTGCCGGTCGGCTGCATGTTGGGCTGCCGGGAGAAGTCGACGCGGGACAAAGGCGCGGTCCAAGATCCGGTCGAGCTTGCGTGTACGCATGATTATTTCGCCGGCAAGAATGAGCCACCCGGGCTTTTCGACGCCCAATCCGCTGGCCGCGTGAAATCAAAGTCGCGTGCCTCAAGGACCGGCCCAAGAACGAAGGCAGAGGCTAAGCAGTGGCTGGCGGAGGCTGTCGCCAATACACCCGTCATGCCACCTGTTACAAAGTGCCCCGATGGCTTCCCCGCTGGCCCAAAGAATTTGGCCCACCTCTTTCCAGGCCTTGTAAAGGTCGCGACCGGAAAAGGTGGATCGCCGGGCTGGGAAGGCATTGCGTCCGAGTTCGAAGAGCGAAATGAATGGCATTTTGTTCTGCAGGGAATGAAGGATGAGCATGTCGAACTACTAACGCGCACAGCAAAAGCGAAAAGCCTCCAGGAAATCGGGGAAATCCGGGGCTACACGGGCAAATACGCAATTGAGGCCGGTCGCCGACTGCTAGTGGCGGCGAATGACAATTATCTGGAAGCTAAGAAACTCGCCACCGAGGCGAGGGCGGCCTGATGAACGCGGCGGCCACGGTCATTCCGACGGTGGCCGCCACCCCGTCTCATCCATCGCCATCATCACCAATGCAACGAGACGCGGGATCGGCACCGGGTTAGTAGCTCGTTCAAATTCAGAAATGCGGACTGCTGACCCGTAGCCTAGAAGCGCGGCGAGCTCAGCCTGGTTAAGGCCGAGCCGCTTGCGGATGGTTTTGAATTCAACCGGCGTCATGCGGCGCGGAGGTATTCAAGGCCGCGAGCATCGATGAACAGATCAAGCTCTTCGGCCACTTCCTGGGCCTGAATGATCAGGCGGTATGCCTTGTCCTTCGATACTTCGCTGTACATTTCGCCATCAATCCGCACGTCGAAGGCATAAACCTTGCAGTTTCCATCGAAGCGCTTTGTGATGTTGAGTTTCATGATGCCGGTCATTTGCTTGCTCCCTTTCGATGATTAGAAACTAACGGATTTCCGTTTTTATGTCAACGAAAAATAACGGAATTGCGTTATTAATTTTGCGGCAGCCTGACCTTTCATGGGAGTTATGCCCCTTTAATATGAAGGGGTGCGAAACCCCACCCGCCGTCATGCTGCATTTAGTGCAGCCGCTGAACGTTGCGGGTAACTACCCACTACTGGCGACCAAACCTTAGTAGTGAACGAAGTCTGGCCCGACCGACGAGATGTCACGCCGGCACTTCGGTGCAGCGCCATCATCGGGCATCCATTCCCCATCCCTGGCGCGCCTCCTCCGCGACAGGCGATCGTGCGGCCGCCTCCCTTCGGGTTGAGGTGGCCGCTTTTGTTTTCATGGTGAAGCATGGCCAATACCAGCGCATGGCATCACCTTTACCAGCGTGCTGCATGGAAGAGACTGCGGGCCAATCAGTTGGCCATCCAGCCACTATGCGAGTTCTGCCTGATCACTGAAGAGGTGACGGCGGCTGAGGTCGTTGACCATCGTAAGCCTCACAAGGGTGATCTCGAGCTATTCTACGATCCGAGCAATCTTCAGTCTCTTTGCAAGCATCACCATGATAGTGCAAAGCAAAGCATGGAGCGAGGCAAAAAGGTTGTCACTTATGACTTGGACGGATACCCGATTGCGCTTGGATAATCAGAAAATAAATCGAAAATATTTCGATTATATTGAATTTTATGCTTGACTGCTAATGTCGATACGTGCTATACTTGAGGGTTTGCCAGGGAGGGGGTGGGTCAATGTCTGACCGCCTCCGGCTAGGTACCGCCGTCGGTCAATCGCACTAACGCTAACACAGATTTTTGCCTCCCGCGCGCGCAAGCGCGAGGGCTGAGGAGTCCTTCCATGGCCAAGCGCAAAGCGCGCATAGATAGCGCGACCGAGGCTGTGCGCGTCATGGCGAAGGCTGCGACGGAAATTCTGCCGCCGGCAAATGTGCCGCTTGACGATGCTGATCTTCCCTTCTTCCGGAATGTTGTCGCCGAGTTCGCGCGGTCGGAATGGACAGATCATCAGCTCGAGCTTGCCGCAATGCTCGCCAGGACCATGGCGGATTTGGTGCGGGAGCAGGGGCTCCTTCGTGATGAAGGCGGCGTTGCCTTCTCCGAAAAAGGCACGCCCGTCGCCAACCCCCGGAAAGCGATCGTGCAGATGCATGCGTCGTCGATCTTGTCGTTTCGCCGATCGCTCGCACTCCACGCACGGGCTATGGGCGGCGAAGCACGGGACACGGCCAAACGACGCGAAGCGGCGAAAGAGATCGAGGGCGATAACCCGCTGGAGGACGATCTGCTCGCGCGACCAGGCTGAACGGGGTATGAAAGAATAGCTTGGCTAGGGTCGCCCCCGAAAAGCGGTCATCCAGCCGCCTGCCAAGCGCTACATCTGGATAGTGAGAGGGATACTCGCTTTGGCAAAATTCAGAGATCTGACCGGTGTCAGGTACAACAAGCTTGTTGTCACTGAGAAAATAGGTTCGAACGCACGAAAGTTGATGCAGTGGCGCTGCGTTTGCGATTGTGGCGGGGAGACTATCGCGGTAACCGGCAACCTAAATCGCGGCAATACGACTTCATGCGGCTGTCTTCGTGCAGAGGCACTAGATAAACGGAACGCTATTGATCTAGTCGGTACAAGTTTCGGCAGGCTGACCGTCACCAAACGCCTGTTTTCTAATGGCAACAATCACGTTGTCTGGGACTGCGTATGCGAGTGCGGCGGCTCTTCCAAAGTCACGACGGGCAACCTAACTAAGGGCAATACACGTTCCTGTGGTTGCATGCAGCGAGAAGCGGCGGCTGCCATGGGCGCTGCCTGCAAGCAAGACAATCCAATATCGGCGACCGTCGAGTATCGGCGAGAGGGTCAGAGGAGACGACTGTCCGACCCGAACACAAGGATGCGCCGAAGGCTCTCGTGGCACATTCGGCGCGCGATCAACAAAATGGGCGATGTGAAAGCTGGCCGTTCATTCGACCTGCTTGGGTACTCACCAAGGGATTTAGCGCGACACATTGAGCGTCAGTTTGTTCGCGGTATGGGTTGGCACAACGCTGATCGTTGGGACATCGACCATATAATACCAATCAGTTCCGCAAAGTCCTTCGAGGACGTGATCGCTCTCAACCATCTGACGAATTTGAGGCCGATGTGGCGGGAAGAAAACAACGCGAAAAGAGCGCGGGTACTAAGCCTCCTCTGACACGCGGCGAACGCGTAATTGCGTTTGTGGAGCGCTACTGCCTCGTTCCGGAGGGAACGCTACTTGGCAAGCCGGTGAGGCTCCTGGACTTCCAGAAGAAATTTATCCTCGCGGTCTATGATAATCCGGCTGGAACGTCTCGTGCGTACCTGTCGATTGCTCGTAAGAACGGCAAGACAGGCCTGATCGCCTGCCTTCTGCTAGCTCACATCGTCGGACCAGAGGCATACCAGAACGGACGTATCGTTTCAGGCGCCCGCTCGCGCAAACAAGCTGCGGAAGTATTCAATTACAGTGCGAAAATGATCATGATGTCGCCCGAGCTGTCGAAGCTCGCGCGCATCGTGCCGTCGGCGAAAATGATCGTCGGCCTTGCCAAGAACGTTGAGTACCAAGCCAGTTCAGCTGAGGCGAAGAGTGCGCACGGCGGCTCGCCCATCTTGGCGATCCTCGACGAGGTCGGCCAGATCAAGGGTCCGACGGATGATTTCGTTGAGGCGATCGAGACGTCGCAGGGTGCCTACGAAGGTCGCGCGATGCTCTTCGCGATTTCGACGCAGGCCGCGACCGATAACGATCTTTTTTCGCGATGGATCGATGACGCCGAAACGTCCAAAGATCCTCGCATCGTCAGTCACATCTACACGGCGCCGGCCGAGTGCGAGCTAAACGACAGGGCTGGGTGGGCGGCAGCAAACCCTGCGCTCGGTGTCTTTCGTTCAGTGAAGGACGTTGAGGACTTTTCAGCGCTGGCCATGCGAATGCCTACTAAGGAAGCCAGCTTCCGGTGGCTATTCCTCAATCAGCGCATTGATGCATCGGCTCCGCTGTTCCCGCCAACTGTATGGCGGGCTTGCGATGCGACCGTCGAAGATTTCGTAGGGTTGCCTGTCTTCGGCGGCCTAGACCTTTCCGAAGTGTCCGACTTGACGTCCTTGGTGCTCATGGCTCCGAAGGAAACGGATATCGGGACGGTGTGGCACGTCAAACCGACCTTCTGGCTGCCAGGCGAATCCTTGCGGGAGAAGGCCAAGGCCGACCGGGTTCCGTACGACATTTGGAACAAGCCAGACGATAACGGGCAGCGGTTTCTTGAGACGACGCCCGGCCCGACGGTAGACTACGAGTTTGTAGCCCACTACCTCTTCGAACTGCATCAGAAGCTTGATATCCGGAAGATAGCATTCGACCGCTGGAACTGGCGGCATCTGAAGCCCTGGCTGCTCAAGGTCGGTTTTACCGAAGAGCAACTCGAGGGCGACGAGGCTATTTTTGAGCAGTTCGGGCAGGGCTTCGCATCCATGTCGCCTGCCATCCGTGAGCTAGAGAGCATCGTGCTCAACAAGAAGCTCGCCCACGGCGGGCATCCGGTCCTCACCATGTGCGTGATGAACGCAACGGTGAAGCAGGATCCAAGCGGCAACCGCAAACTCGACAAGAAGAAGTCTCGAGGCCGCATTGACGGCGCTGTCGCGCTGACGATGGCGACAGCAATGGCGGGGACTTATGACGGGGCGAGTGATGGCGCCTCTTTCTGGGAAGTCCTCGACCCGAACGCCGACTATTCAAAAGCGGCCTGACGCCCATCGGGCAAAACTAACAAGGAATGCCGGATGGGTATCAAAGATTGGCTGTTCAGTCGAAAGACTGAGCAGAAATCGGTGTCGTTCGACCCCGTTTGGCTGGATTTCTTTGGCGCTAGGCAGTCGAAGGCAGGAGTCAAAGTGTCCTGGGAGCGGGCGCTCGATGTTTCGACAGTGTTCGCCTGCATCAGAGTGATCGCTGAGGGAGTTGCCCAGGTACCGTTGCGGGTAATGAAGGAGTTGCCCGACGGCAAGGGTAGCGTTCCAGCGCCAGAGCATCCGCTTTACAAGGTGCTGAACAGCAAGCCAAACCAATGGCAGACGTCCTTCGCTCTTCGCGAAACGATGATTTTCCACCTCGCTCTGACGGGGAACGCCTTCTTTTTTAAGAACGTTGTCCGCGGCAAGGTGAAGGAGCTTATCCCGATCGACCCCGGCTGCGTGGCGATCACGAGAAACAACGATTACTCGCTGACTTACACCATTTCCGACCTTGCCGGACGCTCAATGACGCTTCCGCAGTCGATGATTTGGCATGTTCGCGGACCGTCGTGGGATACTTGGCGCGGGCTTGATGCGGTTCAGCAGGCGCGGGAAGCAATCGGCCTCACGATAGCCACTGAAAACACCCAGGCCGAGATGCATGCCAACGGGCTGCAGACTTCTGGTTCGTATTCGACTGAACAGAAGATTGACCCGGAAAAATATAAGCAGATTCAGGCATGGATTGCGGCTCAAATAGGTGGTTCCAATCGCCACAAGCCGTTTGTCATCGATTCAGGCTTCAAATGGACGCCGCAGTCGATGACCGGTGTCGACGCGCAGCACCTTGAGACCAGAAAGTTCCAGATCGAGGAAATCTGCCGCTCGTTTCGTGTTTTGCCGCCGATGGTAGGCCATTCCGGGCAGGCGATGACCTTCGCGAGCGCCGAGCAAATCTTCTTGGCGCACGTGATTCACACTTTGATGCCGTGGATTGTGCGCGTTGAGCAGTCGATCGACAACGATTTGCTCAACGCCGTCGGCGATGACGAGTATTTCGCCAAGTTCAACGTCAATTCGTTGCTTCGTGGTGCCCATAAAGACCGCGGCGAGTATTACGCGAAGGCACTTGGGTCCGGTGGCGCGCCGGCTTGGATGACACAGGACGAAGTTCGTTACGAAGAAGATCTCAACGCCATGGGCGGGGAGGCTGGCGAGCTACCAAAGCCGACGAACGTCGCTGGCGCGCCCGACGCAAAGCCGCCCGACGGTGGCACATAGGAAAAAGCAGCATGACGATCGAACACCTGCAGGTAAAGTTCGCCGCAAGCGAAATTGACGCTCAAACCGGTGAATTTAAGGGTTATGGTGCCGTTTTTGGCAACATCGATAGCCATGGCGACGTCATTATGCCCGGCGCATTCAAGGATACGCTCGCGGAATGGGCCGCCAAGGGCAGATTCCCAGCGATGAAGCTTATGCACGGCAGCGGAGGAAATCCGTTTACCGGTGACGACCTGCCTATCGGCAAGTGGACCAAGATGATGGAGGACGCCAACGGCCTCTACGTTGAGGGAAAACTGTCGGGTCTGGACACAGATCGCGGCAGAATGATCCATGGCTTGGTCAAAGACGGGATTCTCGATGGTCTTTCCATCGGATACCGGCCGACCAAGGCCCGAGCGGGCGAAAAAGGCGCGCGGCGTATGCTGGACGCGGTCAAGTTGCGCGAAGTTTCGCTGGTTGACGAGCCGAGCAATGACAAGGCTCGCATGACTAGCTTCAAATCTGAATTCAACCCGCGAATTCTAGAAGACGGCCTGCGTGACGCCGGTCTGTCGCGGGCGGACAGCCTGACGGCCGTGTCGGTCTTCAAAAGCCTGCTGCTTCGCGACGAAGCAGAGCCGAACGACGATCTTCGTGATGAAGAAGAAGCGGCAATCAAGAGCGAGGCGCAGCTATTGCAGCTTGCCGAGAGCATCAAGGCGCTGATCGCTGGCTAGGCCGCGGCACGCTCTATCCCCAAAACATCATAGGAGATCAACATGACGGATAAAACCGCCATCGAACAGGTTATGACCGCGTTCGAGGAATTCAAGTCGACCAACGACGCTGCGATTGCAGAACTGAAGAAGAAGGGCGTCAACGACCCGGTCGTCACCGACAAACTGTCGAAGATCGAGGCGACGCTGTCTTCCTTCGAAGAGGCCAACCAGAAGGCAACGGCAGCAATGCTGGAAGCCAAGAAGGCCGCCGAGGACGAGAAGGCGCACGTTGACGAGCTTGAAGCCAAGCTGAATCGCCTTTCGCTCGCCGGCTCGGCAGATCCTGCCACTCGCGAAGATGAGCGCAAGAAGCGCGCCAATGATTGGCTCCGCGCTACCGTCGGCGCCATTACCAAGGGCGAATTCAACCTGAGTTCCGAGCAGCAGAAGATGCTGGCCGAGGTGAAGGAAGAGTACAAGGCCATGTCTGTCGGCAACGACACGACTGGCGGCTACCTCGCCCCCCTGGAGTACGTGCGCGAGATCATCAAGGGCGTCACCGAGCTTTCGCCTGTCCGCTCTATGGTTCGCGTTCGCCAGACCGCGTCGAAGGGCATCCAGATTCCGAAGCGCACGGGCCAGTTCGCCGCTGTTTGGGTGGCTGAGCAGGGCACGCGCTCTGAGACCGACGGCCTGCGTTACGGCATGTGGGAAATCCCGGTCCACGAGATTTACGCTCTGGTCGACATCAGCGAACAGAACCTTGAAGACTCGGCATTCGACATGGAGTCGGAAATCCGCTTCGAAGCTGGCGAGCAGTTTGCTGTCGCTGAAGGTGCCGCAGTCGTTTCTGGTAATGGCGTCGGCAAGCCGCAGGGCTTCATGGATGCGTCGGCCGGGCTTGGCGAGAACATCTCCGGCTCCGCAGCAACTATTGCGGACGCAGACGGCCAGGCAAACGGCCTTCTGACGCTTAAGTTCGGCCTGAAGACCGCTTATACGCGCAATGCCGTATGGGCGCTTAATCGCACCACGATCGGCTCGGTTCGCAAGCTGAAGGATGCAAACAAGAACTATATCTGGATGCCTGGTATCGCGCTCGGCAAGCCGAACACGATCGACGGAGACCCGTATGTCGAAGTTCCGGACATGCCGAATGAAGGCGCCGGAGCTTATCCGATTGCTTACGGCGACTTCCAGCGTGGTTATACCCTTGTTGACCGTATCCAGATGTCGATGCTGCGCGACCCGTACACGCAGGCCACCTCCGGCAACGTCCGCTTCATCTTCCGCAAGCGTCAGGGCGGCCAGGTAGTTCTTGCCGAAGCTATGCGCAAGCTGAAGTGCGCCGCATCCTAAGCCAACAGCGGGCGGCCTAGCGCCGCCCATTTCCAACATAAGAAGGAGATAGCCTGATGGCTTCCAAGGACTCTCATAACAATCTCAATTTTGCTGTGGCGCTGAATATCGGTGCGATTTCCAGCAACACTACGACGAATGGCGCGATCATCGATACTCAGGGATATGAGTCTGTCGAATTCGTGATCCAGTCCGGCACGCTTACCGACGGTGGTTATGCGCCCACGATCACCGAGGGCGACGCATCCGACCTAACTGGTGGCACGGCCACTGCGGCTGCGGATCTGCTCGGCACTCTTGCTGGCGCCACATTCGCCGCTACTGACGACAACGTCGTCAAGAAGATCGGTTACAAGGGTAGCAAGCGCTATGTTCGCCTGAACATCGTTTCGACTGGCGTTACTACTGGCGGCACCCTTGGCGCCACTGTCGTCCGCGGTCACGCTCGCAGCAAGCCGGTCGCCTAATGGCCCACCGCGTTGTAAGGCCGTTTCCGCTTTCGCTGGACGGCCTTACGCTCATTGACCTGAATGTGGGCGATGAGCGTTCCGATTGGGGCGGCATGGAAGACGGGCTAGAGGCCGAAGGCTACATCGAATCCGTAAAAGATGCTCCTGTTAAGCCAGTGGAGCAGTCGGCAGAGCTGCAGCGCCGCAGAGGTAGATGACATGAACCTGCGCCTGACGAATTCGGTTGCGCCGATACTTACGACTGCCGAAGCCAAGGCGCATTTGCGTGTCTTTCACGATGACGACAATAGTTACATTGACGCGCTCATCGCGGCCGCGGGAGATTGGCTATTCGGCGAGAATAGCTGGCTTGGGCGGGCCGCCCCATCCTCTGCGTGGGAGATGACGCAGGCGTTTTTTCCGGTCGGGCGTCTGGATATTCCTAAGCCGCCGCTGGTTCGCGTCGATGGTGTGTTTTACACGCCGGCCGATGGTGGAGCAGAGCAGGAAATCGCCGATTTCCGCACGTTCGGTGAAGGCGGCAATGGCTATATCCTGCCCGCCGTGGATACGGATTGGCCAGAGACTGATGGTGAACCGGAGTCGGTTCGAATTGAGTTTCAAGCAGGATACACCACATTGCCGGCATCCATAAAGCATGCGGCGCTTCTAATGATTGGTCACTGGTATGAAAACCGTGAGGCCGCGACAGAAGCGAAGTTGAGCGAACTGCCTATGGCAGTCGATGCGCTCCTTATGCCCTATCGAAATTGGCCCTCGTAAGGGCGGAAGGAACCCATCATGACAGCACTTTCCATCACGCCGGCCAATGTGGTCGCCGGCAGCAACGCCGTGCGTGACATCGGCACAGCGGGCGAAACCATCACGGCAGGGCAGGTCCTTTATCTGGCCGCGGCTACGGGCCGTTGGATGAAGGCGGACACGAACGCCGGCACGGCTGAGGCTCGCACGCCGAAGGCGATTGCACTGAACGGCGCGTCTGCTGGCCAGCCTGTCTCGCTCCACAAGGGCGGCGACATCACGATTGGCGCAACGCTGACCGCGGGCGTCGCATACTACCTCGGCGGCACGGCTGGCACGATTGTTCCGGTTGGCGACCTTACGACGGGCGACTACCCGACGATTATTGGCATCGCCAAGAGCACGACGGTGCTCGCTATCGACTTCAATCCGAGCGGTGTGGCGTTGTAATGTGGGTCCGGTTCACCGCTGACTTCGATTGGCGGCAGCCGGCTTTTACGATCGCCTACAAAGACGGCATGACGCTCAACGTCACGCGCGCCTGCGCAGACGCTGCTGTTGCGGCTGGCAAGGCGGAGAAGGCTACTCGGAAGAAGGGGAGTGCGGATGGCCCACGAGATTAATATCGAGAGACTTCATTCCCGTCTCGATCGTGCGTTATCGGGAAGAGCCGGTCAAAAGTCTCTAGGGCAGAAATCGTGCGAACCGACTCCGGATCTTTTGCCGCCATTCTCGATCGAGCCACGCCAAGTCGATACTTGATAGCTGTCTCTGGCATATCCTCAAGTGCCATCACAACAGACAATATCGCCAGTTCCATTGCAGCCAAGCGTCCATCTGTTTCTTCGTCCATATTCGCTCTCCGGTTGAGGCCACTTGAGCACGTCTTTCAACTGGAGTCTAGCGGATGGCGACAAAACCTAGAGCCGGCGGCCTTCGCCAGAAGTTGCACTTCCAGCGTCGCGCGATTGTGGATGACGGGTTCGGCAATGAGGTGTCCGGCGATTTCGAAACCGTTTTCACCGACGTTGCCGAGTTCATTCCGCTGAGAGGCGGGGAGGGCGTGCAGGCAGCCCGACTGACCGGAGTGCAGCCTTATGTCATCCGTGTTCGCAGCAGCACCAACACGCGCGCCGTAACCGCGGCGTGGCAGATGGTCGACGCGCGCACGGGCAGGGTGATGGCAATCACCGCGCCGCCGGCAGATCCAGACCAGAAGAATGCATGGCTCGACATCATGGCGACGGACGGCGTTGCTTCGTAAGGAGTGGCGATGGCGCTGAAAGCGAAAGTTCTTGGCCGCGAGGCTCTGATGAAGCGCCTGAATCAGTTGGCGCCGAACGTCGAGGCCGCTGTCGAGCCGGTTAAATTGGACATAGCCCGCGAGGCAGCCAAGCGCATTGCCGCTGCCGCACCACGCCAGAGTGGTGATTACGCAGAGAGCATCCGCGGCGGATATCTCAAAGATAATCCGGCCAATGAGCGGGTTGGCATTCGCGCGACGAAAGACCCCACGGCAGCCGGGATATTCGGCAAATGGTTTTGGCATTTCCTCGAGTTCGGGACCGCGCCACACAGCACGGTCAAAGGCGGCGGTACTGTCGCTGGCAAGAAGGTCGCTTTGGCGAGTGGCACTGGAATGCATCCCGGTACGGCGGCGCAAGCACATATCTTTCCGACGTGGCGTGCCTACAAAAAGACGGCCACGCGAAAGATGCGGAACGCCATAAATAAAGCGGTGCGCGAGGCGCGAGGTAAGTAATGGCATCACCTGACCTTGAGCTTCAGGGCGCTATCGTTGCGCGCCTAAAGGCGGACGCCACGCTTACCCAGTTGGTCAACGGCATTTACGACCAGCCGCCAACGACATGTTGGGCCACTCCAAAAGAGAGTTTCGTTTCCATTGGCGAGGCGCAAATAATCCGCGACGATGCGACGTGCCTTGAAGGCGGGCAGGCTTACCTAACGCTGCACGCATGGTCGCGAAAGACCGGCTATCCGGTCGTCAAGGCGGTCGCCGATGCCGTCGTTGAATCGCTTCATCTGGCTGACTTGCCGATGGCGACCAACCGCTTCATTTCGATCATACATCGCACGACGAGAGTTTTCCGCGATCCAGATGGCCTTACCAGCCATGCGGTTATCGAGTTCGTCGCGAATTTCGACCGCGCCGCTTAGCGCCTGCTTCGGTCGGCAAACCACCAAAATCCACCACAATTGACGTCCGGCCGTGCCGGCGAAGGAGACACCATGGCTACAGGACAGCAGGTCGGCAGGCTTCTGCTTATTAAAATCGGCGATGGCGACACGCCGGAAGTCTTCAACAACCTTTGCGGCCTGAAGACTCGCAGCTTCAGCATGTCGGCCAATGAAATTGATACGACTATCCCGTCGTGCACCAATCCAGGCGGACCCGTTCAGAAGACCAGCCGCCCTGGTATTTCCAGCCGCACATTCTCTGGCTCCGGCGCGTTTGTCGCAAGCGCAACGATGACGCAATTCATGAACCATGTGCGCGCGTCCGAAGCTTTCAACGCCAAGGTCACCGTGCCTGGCGACGGTGAATATTCTGGGTCGTGGTTCGTTACGGATTTCGAATTTTCCGGCGACGTTGAACCGAACATGGAATTCAACGCGACTTTTACGGCAGCCGATGTGCTGACCTTCATGGCCGAAGCTTAATAATCGTTACTAGAGGAGAACAACATGGCTGAAGCTGTGAACTCAGCACGCGGCGAGGTGTCGCTGAAGATCGACGACGTTGAACTCGTCCTCGCCGCGACTATGGGCGGCTTGGCGGCGGTGTCTCGCGCGCTGCAGTGCAAATCCCTCATTGATTTGTGGCAGCGCCTCGATGGCGTTGAAGTCGAGGCGACCCTGGCCGCTATCGAATTCCTGGCCGTCAAGGGTGACTGGGCGGCCGCAATCAAGAAAATCCAGATCAAGCACTTTGCTGCCTGCCGGATTGCCTTCACGGCACTGATCGCCGCTCACTTGAAGGAAGACGAGGGAAACGAAAGCGCCGCCGAAGCTCCGAAGCCGAAGGCGGCGAAGAAGTAACCATCGATAAGCAGCTACGCGAGTGGCTGCGGACCGCGCATAAAATCGGGTGGCGGCCGGCTGATTTCTGGCCGGCCACACTCGCGGAATTCTTCGAATGCATCGACGCTCACAACGAGATGCAAGGCGGCGACGAGAAGCCGTCAGCGCCGACACAGGATGAGTTGGCGAAGCTGATTGCGAAGTTTGGTTAGCGTTTAAGTGACGGGTGGACGTAGACGATTTGTCGCGTTTCCCCGTCCGAAAACTGAATGCTGCCTTGTCCAGACATGGGTCCTTCGAATGGCCTGGTTAGCGTTGCGCTGCCCTTGCGACCGTCGGTGCATGTGACCGGAAACACGATCGTTAGAGGGTTCCATGTTGGGTATGTTCCAGAGCATGTCACCCCGGCGTTTTTGATAGAAAGTTTTACGTCGCTCTGCGTCACTGTCTGCGTGATCTGGCCAGATCCGTAGAGGCCTTTCGGCCCCGAATACTGCGCCTCAAGCGTGTTGCTGCAGCCGGCGAGACCCATCACCGATAGCGCCAAAAGCCATTTTGTCCACTTCGCCATTCCACCTCCCGAAAGCCCGCCACCACGCGGGCTTTTCGCATTCTAGGACGCGCCCGTGGCTGCTGAAAATACCGACGACCTAATTATTTCCATCAGCACCGACCTTGCTACGGTGCGCCGCAGTCTGAAACGTCTTGAGAGCGATATCGCCTCGACGTCTGGCAATGTGGTCAAACAGTTCGACAAGATGGGCAAGGGCATCGACAACTCGATGACCTCCGCCCTCCAGGCACGAATCGACAAGATGGTCGGCATCGGAGAGAAGGGCGCGAAGGAGTGGACTGGCACGCTCGCCGATCAGGGCAAGGAGCTTGAGCGCCTGCGCGCTCGCTACAGCCCTCTATTCTCGACGCTGAACACCTACAAGCAGACCGTTGCCGACATCCGGCGCGCCCATGCCGTCGGCGCGATTTCTGCTACCGAAATGACCGCCGCCATCACGCGCGAGCGGCAGGCTGCGTTGGCGTCTACGGCGGCGATTAAGGGGCGCAATCAGGCAATTTCCGAGGGCCGTCGCGCGTCGGGCCAGAGTTTCCAGACGGCAAATATTGCCGCCCAGTTTCAGGATATCGGCGTTACCGCTGCAATGGGCATGAGCCCATTGCAGATTGCGCTTCAGCAAGGCACGCAGCTCTCATCGGTTTTTGCGACGATGGGCAATGGCAAGCAAGTTGTCGGCGGGCTTGCGGCAGCATTCAAGTCTCTGATCAGCGTACAATCGCTGCTGACCATCGGCTTGGTAGCTGGCGGAGCGGCCGCTATCCAGTACTTTTCCGCTCTCGAGTGGGGAGGTGGCAAGTCTGAAGAAACGTTAAAGCGAGAAGCTGAACTAGTCTCAAACGTCACTGCAAAGTGGGGCGAGCTTCTTCCAGCGCTGAAAGCCTACAACGATGAACGCCAAAAGATTGCCGATCAGAAGGACATTGAGGATGCGCTTACAGTTGGTAAGAGCGCCCAGTGGGACGACCTGAGAAAGCAAATCAGTGACGTTAACGATGGTTTTTCCGCCCTCAAGACTGACATTCAGCAGGCCAGCGACGACACGGGCGCCATCATTTCTCTTCAGGACGCCTTCAACAAGCTGAGGGCTGGAATTGATAAGGGAACCACGTCTGCCGAGGATGCCAAGCGGGTCCAGTCGTTGCTTGTCGGTTTCATCGACAGTACAGGCATTTCTGCGATTGCGGATTTCGCGAAGCAGTTTGACGGACTGGCCGCGGCGATTGACAAGGCTTCCGAAAAGGCGAACTCCTTCAACCGATACGGAGAGCTTACCTCTCGGTTTCCGAGCCAGGGCACTTACGGCGGCGTTTTCCGCAGTCCTGACTTTTCGATGCAGGGAAGCGGCACGATACTACCTGACGTCGGGCCGACACCTGCGTCTCGCCCGCTTCGGGAACTGGACGCGGAACCCAACAAAAAAGCCGAAACCGCCGCCCAGCGCGCAGCGAACGCCTACCGTGATCTTCTGAAGTCCGCGGATGACCGCATTGCGCAGTTGCGGCTGGAAACAGAACTTACCGGCCAGTACGGCACGGCAACGGAAGCTGCGCGCTTCCGGCTCGACCTGCTACAGCAGGCGGAGGACAAGGGACGATCGCTTTCCGAAGCGCAGCGCGCGCAGATCGAAGAGAAGGTCGCCGCCTACGAGAAATACGCCCAGGCGCTCTCCGAGGCCAAGCTCCAGCAGGATCTGCTCGATAAGGCCCGGATGGCCGGCCTTTCTCAGCGCGAACAGGAAGTCACCAAAACTCTTCGCGAGTATGGACTTTCCGAAGACCTCGGCGGCAAGAACGCCGGTCTGATCCGTGATCAGTTGCAGCGCGACGAAATCACCAGCGCTGCGGATGCCTTCATCGACGACTTTACCGGTGCCCTTCTGAGCGGCGGCGATGATATCGGAAAGAAACTGCTGGAGGTGGTTCTCAACGCCTTTGCTCGTTCGGCACAAGAGCAGCTATCCAGTCTCGCAAAACAGTTGTTCGGCGCGCGTATGAATGGCGGCAAGTCCGCGGCGAACCCAGTGGCCTCAGTGGCCGGCACGCTTGCCGCCCCCGTGGGGGTGGTTAGTCGGGGTGCGCTGGCTCCGGTGGGCGACATCAGCGCGTATGCCAAGGCTATCCAATCCATTGAGAGCGGGGGCAATTACGGCGCTCTGGGTCCTGTTACGCGCGGCGGCGACCGTGCATACGGCGCTTATCAGGTTATGGGCAACAATATCGGCCCGTGGTCTCAGGCTGCGCTTGGCCGGTCTATGTCTGCGTCGGAATTCCTCTCGGACAAGGGCGCGCAGGACGCAATCTTCAATCATCGCTTCGGCGGCTACGTCGATCGCTTTGGGCCATCCGGCGCTGCGCAAGCGTGGTTTGGTGGCCCTGGCTCCGTCGGCAAAGGCGGGATGGGCGCCGATATTCTCGGCACGACGGGCAATGCTTACGTGGCCAAGTTCAACGCGAACATCGCGAAGATGGGCGATATCGCAGGCCAGAGCGCCAAGGGTCTCAATGGGCTCAATGGCGGCCTGCAGGCCATCACACAGAACTTCGGTTCGGCTGCGGGGCTCGGCGGCGGGGGCTTCAATTGGGCCTCGCTGTTCTCGCCCAGTTTCACGCCCAACACGAATATCGGGAATTACCTCAAGGGGATTCCGGGTTTCGCGAAGGGCACCGACAACGCGCCGCGTGGATTGGCTATCGTCGGTGAAGACGGGCCAGAACTCGTTCACTTCCGCGGCGGGGAGCGGGTCATCCCCAACAAGAGCATCTCCGCCCCTCGCGCCCCAACGCTCCGTGCTCGCTCCGCGGCCAACAGCAATGGTGCGGGCAGCACCACGCTCCAAGTCAACATCAACGGCGCGTCTGGCGATCCACACGTGCGCGAGCTTGTCCGTCAGGGCGTCCAAGAAGCGCTTGCCGGCCAACAGGATCAAATGCGCCGCGGCGGGTTTGGCGACATGCAGGACAGGTACGTTTCCCAAAGGAGGTGACGTGGCAGTTTATACGGACCTCCCGACGCTGGAGGCGAACTTCCTCGCGCCCTTGAAGACCACGTTCGACGTGGTTGGAAGCTCGATCGAGGGCGGCAGAAGCGCAACCGGTGAGACGGTTTCGATGGAAATGTCGGGTGGCGGCATCGTAACCGCCACCTATGACGACTGCAAAATCCGGGACGAAGAGCAGTTCGAATACATCAACATGCTCGGCGCGCGGCTGAACGGCTCGTTTCGCTTTATTAACGTGCCAATTCCAACAGATTGGTTCGGGCCGTTTCCGATTATCAACAAGATCCGGCGGCCCATCATAACGGGCATCCCGCACTCGGACGGCTCCTATTTCGATGACGGGTCCGGTTACAGCCAGACTACCGTGTGGGGCAAGATCACGGCTTCGGCTGCATTGAACGCCGGCATTGTCAGGATGCGCGTTTATGGCCTGTCCCGGCCGCTTCGGTGGTCGGATTGGTTCTCGATCTATCATCCGACAAAGGGTTGGCGCGCCTACCGCTATTGGGAAGTGCTCGATCGCTACAGCGACGGCACTGAGACCATCGACGGCACACCGACGCCATATCAAGAATATCTCCTGGCTATCGCACCGCCTCTTCGCGAGGCGGTGACGTCAGGAACGCGCGTCGAATTCGCGCGCCCTCGCTTCGTGGCGAGGTTTCCTGCTGGCTTCACGCTGCCCTCGGTCATCGAGGCCTTTTTCGTGACGCAGCAATCCATTCAGTTCACGGAGGCGTTTTAGATGAGCGTGCGACCGCAAGACTACATGAGATTCACCGAGACGCCAGTGATGACGATTATGGCCATCATCGTAGATCGATATGGACGGAAGATGGCTGACGACATCGCCCGTGAAGTGCTTAGCGGCAAGTCGACGCCGATCGTCAAGTGGCCGGATTTTACGTCGTGAGTATCGTCACCCGCAAGGAATACGAACGATTGCTGGCGCGCGTTGAGGCGCTTGAGGGCAAGGGCCAGACAGTCAACGTGACGGTCACTCAATCAGAGGGCGACGAGCGCGTTCAAGAACTGGTTCGCCAAGGCGTCAAACAGGCTATGCGGGAAGCCGAAATGACGGTGGACCGTGCTCCACGTCGTCATGGCTTCGGCTCCTACATCGTCTGGCTGGACAAGTACGACAGCCAGCGCAGCTAAGCCGGCACCCCACACCCATCCCCATCTTCAGGCCGCCATCGCGCGGCCTTCTTCATTTGTGGAGGCCGCCTTTGGATTGGGTGCCCGCTGATGTCGTGGAGTCTCTCCGCGGCAGCCATAACCTTGGCATTTTTCTCCGTGTCGACACAGACCCCGCGCTGCATGTCTGGTTCGGTGTCAACGACATCCCGGCCAGCATCGATGGCGTTGATCCTGACGGCACGGTCTACATTGGCGGCGGCAAGCTTATCGGCGTCCCGACGCTCGAGGTGCTTGTCAATGGCACGGCAGACAGCGTTGATTTTTCAATTTCCGGCGTCGACCCGGCGACCGGCGCGGCCATGATTGACAGCCTGCCTGCAGTTCGCGGCGCGACGGTCCAGTTGGGCCTGACTACGCTTGACCAATACTGGCAGCCGATCAGCAGCGTCATTCCGATTTGGACGGGCACGGCTTCCCACATCGGCGAGGCCAGCCCGCCTGTTCAAGGCAGCCAATCACCAACATTGACGTTGTCGCTTTCCGTCGTTGCCGGTGACCGCACACGATCCCGCCCGGCCAGGTCCCTTTGGACGTCCGCGCATCAGAAGGCGCTCTCGCCAACTGACAAGTTTTGCGACCAGACGGCTCGTCTGGCGCGCGGCGTGCTGCCCACCTGGCCTCGCTACAACTGACGCCCTGCGTCGGGAGCTTCCATGACATTGCAGGAATTTTTGGCGCTTCCCGTGCCGTTCCGATGGGGCGGCGTGGGCGGTGAAGACTGCCTGACGCTGCTTGGCCGCCGGACGGAAGATCGCATCGGCGTTGACCCGGTCGCGAACTACCGAGGCAAGTATGCGTCGGAAATCGGCGCAGCCCGCATCGTGAAAGCAGCCGGTGGCATGGTCCCGCTGGTGGCGTCCGTTGCGGAGCCTTTCGGATTCGTGCGCGTAGCGCCCGGCCAAGAGCAGGACGACGACATTGCTGTTGTGCGGATGCCGTCTGCCTTGACGGGCCGCCTTGCGGAAGTCGGCGCCATCCGCTTTGGGCGGCTCTGGCTGATGATCTGGCAGGGGCGCGACGGCGGCGATGGTGGCTTCAAAGTCACGATTGCTGAGCCGCTGGCCGTATGGAGGCTCGCAGTATGAGCGTCCATACGCACATGCGCGATCTGCGCTGGGGCTTGTCGCACAGCACATATCTCTACAGCCCGCTCGTATTCGACCCGATCTTCACGCCGCTTTTCACCGCGGTATTCGGCACGGCCGGTATCGCAATCGGCACGTCAACCACCATCACATTCGCCTCCATCGCCTCAGCTATCGCAACGACGGCGGTTACGATGGGTCTGCAGATGCTGCTGGCTCCCAAACCGCCGAAGCCGGAAGACGGCAAGGCGCCGAAGACGCAGGCGTTGCCTTATCGCCAGTGGTGCGTTGGCCGGAATCGCATTGCCGGTGCCTACATGCTCTGGGAATCGAAGGGCAAGCGTCTCTTTTCGGTTCAGGCGCTCGCTGGCCATAAGATTTCCGCTGTTCGCGGCTTCTGGCTTCACGATGACCGGGTTGAGTTGGAGGACATCGACGCCGACGGCCGAACGCTGTTCGACGACGACGACCGCTATGGCGATAATATCTCAATCTGGTGGCGCTACGGACAGCCGACCGAGACGGCTTATCCCGGCATAACCGACTATCTGTCGGCCGAGGGGATTTGGACGTCCAATCACCGCGGGGACGGTCAAGCATCCGTCGGGATGGTTTGTCGGTCGATTGACCCGGAACACCAGTCGGAACGCTTCCCCTACGGGCCGCCGTCTATTTCGGCTGAGATCGACGGCGCAGTTTGCTGGGACTTTCGCGATCCGTCACAGAGCCCGACAAACCCGTCCACATGGCTTTGGACGCGTAATCCGGCGATCATTCTCGCCTGGCATCTGTGTTTCTCGGAGTTTGGCGAGCGGCTGGATTACACAAAGGCGATCTTTCCCGTGCTCGACATGTGGAAGGAAGAAGCCGACGTTTGCGACGAGCGCGTTTCCCGCGCTGGTGGCGGCGATGAAGCGCGATATGAGTGCTCGGGCTGGGATACCACCGAGAACAGCCCGAAGGTTGCTCAGAACGCCATCCTCGCGAGCTGCGACGGTCATCTTGTGTGCCGCGGCGATGGTGCTCGTATTCTCACCGTCGGCAAGTTCCGGGAGTCGCGCTGCGCTATGCTGACTGACTTCGACATAGTCGGGCACCAGGTGCTCTACGATGTCCTCTTCGAAGACGACACCAACCGCCTCATCCCGAAATTCACGTATCCGGCGACCGCTTACGCGACGGCCGATACCGACTACTTCGAGGACACCGATGCGCAACTTGAAGCTGGCCGCGTGCTGGCGCAGGAGGCGGAATACACCTGGGTCCAGCAATGGCGGCAGGCGCGACGCTTGGGCATGCGGGAGTGGCGCCGCCTTCGACAGAAGGTTCGCGGCTCTCTCGATGTGCGCCTTTCCGGCATCAACGCGGTCTATCACCGCTGGGTTCGGCTAGCCACTCCGAAGCGGCTTCCGAAGCTAGACGGGAAGGTCATCGAGAACCGGCGGTCTGTCCTTGCCGTTACCAAGGGCGCGTTCTCGATGGATTTTATCGCGCACCCTGACAACATCGATGAATGGAACCCCGCCACGGACGAAGGGCAGGCGCCCCCGGTCCCGCCGAATCCGAACTTCGAAAATATCCTTGCGCCCGTCATCGATGTGGTGCAGGCAAAGCAGCGCAATGGCACGGTCTATCTTCGAATAGTCCTTCTCGATCCAGACGATGACAGCCTAACACCCGTCACACGGTACCGCATTGCCGATATCGACGGCCTAGGGACACCCGGCTCCTGGGTTGAGCAGCAATTTTCCAGCGCCAAGCCTTCGGGGGGTGTCATTGAACTGGCAACGAACGTCGTGCCGTCTGATGAGTTGCTGGACGTCCAGGCATTATTCAAGGCCTCAAATAAGCGAGGCGATTGGTGTCCAACGACCAACGTCACATCGAGCGCTGACCCAACCCCTCCGGGCGTTGCCACGAGCGTTTCCGCGACTGGAGGGGTAGGGCAGGCTACGTTTGCGTGGCGCGCTCCAAACAGCCCGAACTACTCGGGCGCTCGCCTTTTTTGGAATACGGTCAATGATTTCTCGACGTCTTCTTATCAGGGGCCTCCCGAATACGGCAGCCCGAATGGGCTGGATTCGCGAACACTGACTTCGCTGCCTGCTGGAACGCTATACGGCTGGGTTCAGACCATCAACAGGTCTGGCGTTGCCGCCTCTGCCGTTGCGACCGGCTCTTTCACCGTCACCTAGCATCACCACGACATTTGGAGACCTCAATGGTAACTGCACGCCAGGTTTGGCGCGACGGGCCTACTGGCACGCCTAATAGACCTGAAAAATCAGAGGCACGCTCTTGGGGTACAGGCCTCGAAAATACGTTGTCCGGGATGTCGGTAGCTTCGCAAACCGTTCTGGTCCGGGCAACTCGCGCCGAGCTATTTGCGGCGGCCGGAGGTTTTACGAGCGCCGATCTTGGGCAGGTGACGCAGGACGATAATCTTGCCTACAGGGGCGTCTACAAACTTGGGTCTTCGCCGGTAAAGATTGCCGATCTGCCTGCGGACGTTGCCCAGGACGCCGCCGAAGACGCCGACGGCTTTCGGGTGGCGGCTGCAGGGTCTGCGTCATCGGCGGCCACGAGCGCGACAAATTCCAGGCTGTCCGAAATGTCGGCCGCTGCGTCTCAAGCTGTATCTCAGGCGGCAGCGCAGGCGTCGGGGCCGGTGGTTTTTTATGACACCAAGGCACTCGCGGACGCCGCCGTGTCGGGGTTGCCGGCTAACCAGATCGTCGAAGTATTTACCGATGAGACTAAAGGCGGAGCCAGCACGCGCTATCGAAAGGAAGGCGGCGTGCTGGTCTTCAAAGTGGCCGTCGGTAACCTGTTAAGGGTGGTTTCGTTCGAAGCTCTCGGCGGTGTCGGCGATGGAAACTATTCGACTGCTGCCGGGACGGACAATGCCAACGCCTTTGCATTGGCCCGCACCATGGGGCTGCTGGGCTATGCGGTCCAGTTCAAAACCGGGGCTCAGTATCGAACGACGGCGGAAATCGTCATTCATGATAATATGAACTGGATGGGCGACGATGGATATACGCCCATCATCTTCGCGGATTTTGCCACATCGAGTAAGCGCATTGTCAAGGCTCCGACGAGTGGGTCGCAAATCAAGAATGTCTCGATCCGCGGGCTGACGTTCTGGAGGTGTGGCGCAAATCCCGAGCACGGCTTGCTGCTGGATAATATCGACGGCCTGTTTCTCGATGTTGCAGTGCGTGCCGTTAGCGGAGCACTCGGCGGCGCCATTGGGGTCTCGGCGTTCTACCCTGAAAACCGCCCCTCGAAGAATTGCTACGTGTATGCACATCTTGAGCAGGCCGCGAACTTCGGTATTCAGTACGGCAATGTCGATGGCGGCGAAATGCAAGTGCTGTCCGCGAAGAACTGCCACCGGGAAGTCGTCGGCCTGGAGCCGTACGCGCTTGGGAAATACGATTTCACCAGTTCCAATGTTGCCTCCGACATCATCTCCCTGACGTCGCACGGTCTCTCGACTGGCGATCCGGTAATCTATGACCGCAATGGCAACACGGCCATAACGAACCTGGCGTCGCGAGCCGCCTATTACTTCGTCATCAGGGTCGACAGTGGGCGCATCCGCTTGGCGGCCACGCGTGAAGACGCGATGGCTGGAACCTATCTCACGCTTTCCGCCCCATCGGGAACGCATCGTCTTTATCGATGTGGCGTGCTCCGCGGGATTACCGTGTTGCCGACGCAGATTGCAACAGGCGACACTGCGGCCGGCGGCACGAGCACAGGCGTCGTGATTATCGCGGCGTCGTCAGGCGGATATCACGAGGGGATTACCCTTTGCGCGCAGGGCATTATCGAGCGAAACCCGACTTCGGGCTCGCATGGTATTGGCGTCTATGGCGCACATGGCGTCTCGATCCTTGGGGCTGACATTACCGGCGCGAAAAGCCGCGCCATCAGCATTGTTGCCGGCACGGTCAACTCAATCCGGGATGCGACGGGCGACATCAGCCCGACCAATGCCCTACAGGTGAACGCTGACGTAACGGTCATCGCAGTTAATGCGAAGGAGTTCGGTACTGCGGGCATCTATGTCGATAACTCGCGCTGCATCGTCGAACTGTGCGACTTGCGTTCCGCCGTGTCGGGCGCCAAGGGCATCGTCTTCACTGCCGCTGCGGAAAACCTTGGTTCGATCGCCCGGCTAAACAAAGCCTTGTGCCCGAACACCTCTGGCTCCCCCTTCACCGTGGTCAAGGGCCTGCAGAATATCGACCTCAACGATTTCGGCACGATCGTCGACGACTACATCGCCCGCCGCCTGCAGTCGGGGTATTCGGTGAAAACTCTGGCTGGAGCATCGGTGACGCTGGGGTCGCTGAAGAATCAGGCCAGCAACACCACGACCTACATGGGAAAAATCACGGTGTTGTCGCGCCAGTCCGACCTCAACTCGGCGAACAACGCTCGCTACGAGTTGGCAATTTCCAAGCCGAACAGCGGCGCAACGCCGACAGTGGCGGTGCTGAACTCCCAGGGCCTGACGGCCGGCGGCGGCACATCGCACCCATCCTTCACGTTCTCGATCGTCGGTGACGATCTGGTGGCGACACCGGTCGCGTCCACCAGCACCTCACTGACCTTCATGCACTTCATCGAAACGCACGGCGATCTGCGCCTCACGTAGGGTAGCAAAAATCTAGGAGCACCACCATGGCGCGGGAAACCCTTCCCGTCGCCCGGTGAGCGTCTTTCAAGGACAATTAAATGACCATCACCACCACGTCATCGCGTGGGCGGGACTTCGTGCGTGGGCATGAGGGAAACCCGCTTACGTGCTATCTCGATCCCGTGAAAGTGCCAACGATCGGCACTGGGTTTACGATGCGGAGCAAAGCGGTGCGTGCCGCCTTGGCTCGCCGGGGCATCACGGCGCTAACACCAGGTAAAACTAAAATCACTGCAGCACAGTCGGACGAGATTCTGTCGGAAGTCCTTGCTGCGGAGTTTGAGCCGGCGGTGGTCGCTGGCAGCCCAAGCGACCGAAAACAGCATCAGATGGATGCGGCGGTCAGTGCCACTTACAACCTTGGCGTCGGCGCCATGGATTGGCAGTGGGCGAAACTGTGGAGAGCCGGCAAGATCAAGGCTGCCGCAGCCTATCTGGGGTCGCACTATAACACCGCGGCCGGCAAGCGCCTGCCTGGGCTGGTTCGCCGCCGCTCGGAAGAAGCAAACCTCTTTTCACTTGGCATCTACCCGACCACTGCTAAGGGGGACGGCGCACCTCGCACCGCTTCCGCCGAGCCGACCAAGTCGGACCCGATTGTCAAGGAAGCGCAGGAAATCCTGACGTCCAAGGGGTTCAACCCCGGTGCGATCGACGGCTGGATGGGAGAGAAGACCAAGGATGCTCTGATCGCCTACCAGAAAGCACACCCGCATCTCGTTGCAGACGGGATCCTCGGGCCGGCGACCCTGTCCCAGCTCCGCCGCGATGCTGCGGCCGTGCGCGAAGTCGTCACCAAGGGCGTCGGCAGTGCGGCCAGTTCCGGGCTGCTTGCGTTCGCGGCAGGCTTACCGTGGGGTTGGATCGCCGTTGGCGTCGCGGTGGCCGCGGTTGGCTACGTCGCCTATCGCAACCGTGACCTGATCCAGCGCCGCTGGAATACCTGGCGCGGCAAGGAGGCGGCGGTGTGATGTGGTTATGGCTTAAGGTCAAAGGCTACCTCGCCGCCGCAGGCATCGCGCTCGCAGTCATTGCGGGCGCATTCCTCTATGGCCGTTCAGACGGCAAGGCTGATGCTGCGCGGGCCGCCGAGAAGGCTAATGCCGCCGTACGTAAACAATCGAAAGAAGTCGAAAATGAAATCAACGCTCTTGGCGATGACGGCGTTGATGCTCGTCTCGCTCGCTGGCTGCGCGACGGCAAGCGGTAACTATTGCGACGTCGCACGCGCCATCCGGCCATCCGTTGCCGATTCTCTCACATCCGAAACAAAGCGGCAGATCCTCGCCGAAAACGAAAAGCTCGCGAAGCTGTGCGGGGTGCGTCCATGAGCATCGGAACAGTGAAGCATTTGGTGAAATGGCGCCTTGTCAATCTCGCTATCGGCATCGGGGCGTTCGCATGACCGGCGCGGAGATCATGGCCGTTGTCGGCTTTGGGATGGCTGTATTCGGTACGTTGTTCGGCGTCTGGAAGTACTTAGACGGAAAGCTCACAGCGGCACGCGCGGACACAGACGCAGTCGCTCGAGAGCTCGCAGCCCACCGCCTCCACGTCGCCGAAACCTATATCACCAAGCAGGGTATGCGCGAGACGACCGAGCAAATCATGGAAGCTATCCACGGCGTCAAGACGGCCGTCGATCACATGACCATTCGCGTCGATCGCATCGTTGAAAATCAGGCGAAGCCGCGGGCGAGGGTGGGATAATGCAGGACGTGGAACGTTACGACTGTTGAAGACATTCTTTGGATAATCGTGGTAAGCGTACCTATATACACCGTAGAGAATCAACCGCGAACGGACAGGAGGGCAATATGTACGACGCGCGTCAGATCGCCAACTGGTTTGTCACACGCGCCGCAAGAGACGGCCGTTCCCTGTCGATCATGCAGCTTTTGAAATTAGTCTATATCGCGCATGGGTGGCATCTGGAAATGCGTCGATCCCCGTTGATAATCAACAAGATCGAGGCGTGGAAATACGGCCCGGTGATTCCTGATGTGTACAACGCGTTTCGTCAGCAGGGTATCAATGCAAGCCAGCCTGTGCCGGTGAATTCGGTTCCGATGCCCGCAAACGACCATGACCTGCTCGAACAGATTTACAATGGCTATGGCCGCCTTTCGGCTATGCAATTGTCCGATATGACGCACGAACCTGATGGGCCCTGGGATCAGGCGACACGTAGGTGGGGGTATTTTGCCCCGATACCGGATGAACTGATACGTCCGCATTACGAGATGAAACGGCGCCAAGCTGCAGATGGTTGA